CTGTGCCGCTGTCCATTTGGCGGCATTTACTTGAGTTGCAAATTTGTCGCCTCTGCCCCTAGCATTTTCTATCACAGTCTGACTTTTTGGTTTTATTTCTATTAGTTCAATTAATGTTTTGCCATTCTTATCTGTGTATTGAACCATAAAATCAGGAACATAGTTTGTGATTTTACCTGTAAAAGGATGTCTATATGGTATTTTAACGTTTTCGCTGGCCCATTTAAGTATGTTTGGGTGACTATCACAAAAACGCATAAAAGCCATTTCCCAACTGCTCCTAGAAAAAGGTGCTTTTGCTCCTATGTACTTTTCGGGGTTCTGTGGGGTAAAGATACCTTGTGCGTATTGACTTGCCATAACATATTAGGGCCTTATAACATTGGCAATTTTACTTTGATTGTTTGTTTTTTCAACTGTTAGTCCAATTAAATTGCCTTTGGGCCTAATTTTATTTATGGCTTTGTAAGTATTTTCTGCTAGTGTGATTGAACTTCTGTTCAACTCAAAATATTCTAAAGGATGAACATTTTGTTGTTTTGCTATTTTAATTAATGCTACAGCAAGTGTTTTTGCTGATTTTGTATTAAACCCTATACTGGTAAGTCTATTGTACACAGAATCAATTGTGTCAGGATTCAATCCGGAAGTATCTTGTGATATCATTCCTGTGAGTATATCTATGCTTGCTTCTGGTAATGGAAAATTTATGGTACTGTTTTTTAAAAACTGCACTAACTTATCACGTCGGATTTCAAAATCAGTTTCATTGCCGAATGTTTCATATAAACTTTTCATTATATTGATGGACCGGTTGATGATCGTTGTGTTGCAGGAGTTGCTCGTTTATCTTCAGCCTTGACTTCTTCTGCATTTTTAAATGAATCCAAGAAAGACACTTGGGCGGTTCGTTCTACATTGTTAAGAAATTCCACTTTTCTATCTTTCATTGCAGTGGGAATTTTACCGGCAATAGATCCACCGGGAACATCCGCTTGATCTGAAGTTCCTGATCTTAATGCTTGCCAATGATTAGCATTATAATTACTAAATCTTTTTAATTCATCTTCTGTGATAAAAAAGTTTACATCAGGATTAACAGTAAAATTTTCATATTCTATATTCATTTGAATAGTGCTGACTTGACTGTCGCCATGATCTATAGGATCTATTGTAAATGTGGTTATTAGAGGATTAAACAGTGTGTATCTAATAGCACGTTGTGCATGGTACTGAACTACATCCATTTGTGTAATAAAGTTTCTTTGACTGCCTGGTTGTAAATTTAACCCTGCGTCATTACTTCCGAAAGGTCTATTGAATGATGTTGATGTTGAAGAACCATCGCCTGAAGGCACAATTTGCGGTACAACATCATAATCTCTATATTTAGGAGTCGATGCTTGACCTTGCGTAGAGTCAAATTTATTTGTAGGGTTAGTAAAAAGATGGGAATACATTTTCATCAACAAGATTACCCACAGACTATCTACTGTGTCATATGCTGTAATCGAGATTGGTTTGTACTGCACACCACTAACTGTAATACGTTTTTTATTGTATTGATTTTTTACATCTGTTTGAAATTCTGCTGATGGAAAATCTGCTGACCTTACTAAACTGCTTAGATTATTTCTAAAATCCACATCATTTAAAAAATCAACGTCAACTTCACTGTTAAAAGTAAAGTTGACGTATCCATTAAATTTCTGACGGACCGGGGTGTTGTTAGGTCTAAAACGCTCAGCATTTTTAAAGTCACGCATATAATAATTCTGCGGACTGTTGCCATTGCCTTTGTGTGCATTTGGATCTCGTTTACCGTTATACATGGACTGGCCCATCATATCAGCCAGAATGTATCGTGTAATTCCTCTGTCCAAAAATGCCATTTTAGTTCCTAATTAAATTAGGCGCCTGTATTTTCTGTTGGTCCTGGTGTTATTGTTTCATCAAAAGGATTACCAGCCTCAAGTTTAGCCACAGCACTTGTACCTTGAGAGTGAATTGCATTATCATATCTAATTGTTAATGAAATTGTCACAGGTTCGTTAGTAGCATAGTCACTATCACTGTAATCAACATTTGTTAAGAAACAACCTTCCAGGTTCCAAACTTCCATAGCATCTATTGAACTACCATCTAACACTTCAATTTGCATGGTAAATTTATAATCTTCGCCAGCAATTGGAGATGTTTGTTCAAAATGGTTCAACTGTCTTTGGTTTTGTGCACCAACAAGTCTAGCCACACTGTTAGAAATATCATCTCGAATTACAAGAGTAATTGGATCCCAAGCATGTTTACCTTGAACATACACTTTAGAGTTATAACTATCAATCATAACTTCTTCATAGTTTACTTTAGGACGACTTACGTTCATAACATTCTGTGTTAATTTTGTTGATCTTTCATTGCCACCAAAGTCAAAAAGTGATACTCTAAATCTAAACTTTAGTTTAGGCATTAAAATACCTTGACCTTCAGATGATGAGACAGGTACCCCGAATTTATTCTTGGTTTTGTCTACCGGATTTGTTGCCATCGTTTATTCTCCTATTCATTTAGTCAAACGACTAATATGTTACACTTATTTATCAATTTATATGGAAAAAAATTAAAACACAGTTTAAATGTCAAAAAAAAGGGGTCATAAGACCCCTTTTTAAACGTTTCCGAAAAATTATTCAGAACCTGTAGTACCCAATGTGTTTTGGATTCTGATTGGAATGTAGATAAACTCTACTGCTTTGATTGGCTGAATAGCAATATCAATGTAAAGTTCGTTTCTATCAATTCTTGCTGGTGTGTTGTTTGTGCTATCACAAACTGTTACATAGTCAAAAAGACCACGTTGAATCACCAACTGACTTAAGAATCCGTCAACTGTGGATTTAGCATTTGCTCTTGTTACTTCATCGTTTGGTTCAAATAAGAATGGCTTAACGATATCGTCAAGTCTTTCTCTGATGTAAACCATAAGTCTAGCAACATTGATTCTATCCAATGCACTAGAAACTGGATTAAGAGTCTTCTGACCAAATACTGTTAGGCCTCTTCCTGGGAATGAAGCAAGAGGGTTAACTTTGTTTTGATACAATGTATCTCTTTGACCTTCATTCAATGTTACAGGAACATACTCGCCTGAAGTTGCATCAACGTAACCAACTGATGTTGCATTCTGAACAAGACCTCTTTGGAAGCCTGCTGGTGCAAACCATGGGAAAGCAACCTGATCGTTAAATGCTAAAGTTCTTAAAGCAACATGTGATGCTGGAACTACAACATTTGTACCATCTAAGTTAGTTGTTCTTGCACTTGGGTAGTAAATTGCCGCATATGGTGAACTTGAAATAAGTCCATCTTCGCCGTTTTCACTAGCATTGTTGGCGTTAGTTGCCCAGTTAGTTAAACTGGTTGCGTCTGCTTTTAGTCTGAAAGGTGTATCACCTACTACAAAAGCAGTGTTTCTTCTATCACCGCTAAGTGCAATCATTTCGTCAATCATTTCAGGGAAACCTGGAGCGGCAATGATGTTGAATGCATTTACTTCACTTCTGATATCATCGTTTGAAGTGATTGCAGATTGCATTTTAATTTTAACAACATTGTGTACTGCTTTTCTCAAGCCGAACATACTACCGTCATTTTTGTTTCCACTAGCATCTACCCAAACGTTACCAACGTTTGTGCCTGCAGGTGTGTAATTGATTTTCCATTCTTTTACATTACCAGCAGATGCTCTTTTATTGAATCCTATGATTCCTTGAGGATAACTTGTGTTTGCAGGAGCATCAGCATCTAAACTAGATGAACTAGTTTGTCTGAAATCTGCAAATACAACACCTTCAGATGTTACTTGGTCTGCTTTATCAACTGCTGTCCAAGCACTGCCGCTCCACTTATAAAGTGCAGGGAAGTTTTCTGTATCATCGCTGTCTAACCAAAGGTCACCTGAAACTAGAGATCCAGCATCACTTTGTGTTGTTGGCTCTGAAGATGAAACTTGGAAATCTTTGCTGAATGATACCCATCCGTTAGATGCATCATTTTCAAGTATATCCACATTTGCTTTTGCTACAGTTGCATTGTACCAGAAAGTACCTTCTGCCAATGTTCCTGTAATTTGTATTTTGCTTGCTTCGTAACTTAAATCTTCAAAGTTAGTATAAGTTACATTTGCTGTTACAGCACCTGAACCAAAACCTAATGTGCTTGGTCCGAAGTCACTGTGTAGGCTGTTTACTTTGATATCTCTACCACTGCTAGATGTTAAAACAACATTGTCGTCATCACCTAAACTTGCTACTACTTCAGTAATACCTGCACCTGAGAAACCGCTGTTAAAATCATAAACAACGTCTTCTGCTGTTGCGGCACTTGCATTACCACTAATTGTAGCAGTAATAGCAACATTAACTGTTGTACCATTGTAAACTACTTGTACGTTTGCGTTACCAGAAGCATCAAATGTTGTTAAAGCACTACCTGTACCAACTACTGTTGATTCACCGTTGTGTCTTTTTAGAACAAATTCTGCTTCACCATCTGCATCATTAAATTCTGCAATGATATCGCCTACTGATACGTTTGCTAAACCGATGTTTGTATAAGCCGCATCTGTGTTAGCATACATTGGAGCACTCACTGAACTGAATGCTTTTGTGCTAGAACTGTAAAGTTTAACACTAAGACTTGCGCCTTGGTTTGGTGTACTTGTTTGAATAAACAAATCACCTGTTGATAGTGATGTAACACCATCGCTTTGTGTTGTTGGTACTGCCAAATGACTTGCAAATTGGAAATCACTGCTTGTAGCAGAACTCCAACTTGATGTGCCGATTTGAAACCAGTTACCGCTGAACTTTTCAAAGTACTTAACATCAGATGCAGTGCCTGATGTAGTATTTGCTACTACTGCAAAATCGCCATTTAGACCAAATGCTTGTTTAGGACCGCCTGTACCTGAATCGATATTGGATGCATCTACAACGGATACTGCTTTTTTAACCCATGCACTGCCGTCCCATTCTCTAAGTCCAAATGTTGAACTTGTAGTGTCGAACCAGTAAGAGCCGTCTGCTATTGTTCCTGTAGGAGCAGTACTAGAGGCACCTAATTCGCCTAAATCTATATCTGCTCTTAGAACGTATGCTCTATTGGCTAGACCAAGAAAACTGTGGGCCGCTAGTAAGCCGTATTCGTTAAGATCATATCCATTCAACTGATTACTACCACTTGAGTAAAACAAAGGATTACCAAATGTTTGTAGCAATTCACGTTGGCTTGTTATAAGTTTTAATTTTCCTGCTTCTGCTTTAGTTGTATTTGATGCTGTACCTGAACCATCTGGACTGCTCTTGTCTTGAGCAGTTGCAATGATAATTAGAGGTACTGTACCTGTTCCTGCTGACGCATAGAACGATTCATCACTTACACTAATGCTTACACCAGGTGATACTAATGTAGCCATATGTTTCTCCTTGATATGAACTAATTTCTATTGTATAGATATTTATCAAAAAACGCATAAAACCGGTATTATACATCAAGGGGGTGCAACAGATTTAACCGTTTTTGATAAATAAGGAAATTTTATATGGCTCTTAAACTTTTTTGATGTATCAGTTTAAAAATATCTTTTACTTGGTGTTCTAGTTCTGACAAAGTAGAATCATTGTATAATACATAATCGAAATCAAACCCTATCCAATTCCATTCACTGGCATGCACACTTTTGTATCTGGTGTTCATTGTGTGCTTTGCAGGCACATTGCCTTTGTTTGCTTGTACAGCAACATCATACCAATCAGGAAGTTCTCCTCTCACAACCTGTATCACAGTTCCACCCAAAGTTTTGATCAATGATAGTTCATTTCTAAATCTAGCATCGCTGACAACTGTGTTAATGTTTGGATTTTTTCGCATGCGATATTCTAGACTGTTTAACCAAATGTCTTCACTAAAATGAGTTCTTAGAATATCTGTGCCCATAAGTTGTAGAGCAAGTCTAGGAGTAAAATTATCTATACCTAATTTTCTAGTCCAATAGATGTCTGTGGTTTCTCTGAAATCTCTGCTTTCAATTGTGTCGCCTTCCAGCAGGTTTCTGTCCCAACCAAAAATACTTGCAGTCATATCTTTAAGTGGTGCCGCAAAACTATCTTGCACACAGCCTAAATCACAAAACATATTTGCTACTGTGTCTTTTCCTGAACCTATTAATCCTGTAATACCTATGATCATGTTTAATCTCTGTGTTTAAAATTAATTATTTCTTTAAAAAAATTTTTTAAAAAATTTTGGTTTTTATAAATTTGCCTTCGTAATGTAATTTTTCGTAATGTTCAAAACTATATTTTGTATTTGCTAAAAATCTTAAAGAACATCTTGCTTCGTTAGATGTAATATTAACAACTTTATGCCATTTACCTACATTAATACAGTATGGCTGTAAATGACCATGTCTTTCTGCAATCTCTGTTATGTCATCTTTCCATGCATGTTCATTGATCATGGTATCATTGCCGGGTGCTACATGTATTGTGTTCTCTTTATGATTTTCTGGTTTAAATTTTGTGGTAGATATATCTTCTGTGATTTCTACCAGTTTGGTAATTCTGTCCAGTTCGGCTTGAAACTTATCAGACACATTACAAAATTTCACACTGGTATCACCAATTTCTTTAGGTCCTATTAGATGAAAATTAATACATGCTGGTTTTCGTCTGCTCTTAGCAAATTCTGTTAATCCGGCTCTTGGACCTTCGTTGTGCCAATTATTACTGGTCACAGGATAAAAAGCAGTAATATCAACAGGCAAAATTTTCATACCTATTACATTAGATACAACTGGACTAATATAATCTTCGTGAATTGTATCATGCATGTATTGATGTATAAGTTGCTGAATTTTTTTGTTGTGTATTTGTGCTATCCTAAATGCAGGTTTTTCATAAAAAATATATGAATGTGTGTTAACATTTTTGTACCATACACAGTTTGTAGAAATTGTACCTACATCTGATAATACACCTCTAGTTTTATCAGACTTTTTGTCTGCTTCTTCGAAAAAACCTTTAGTCATTAAAATATCAACTTCATCAAATAGTTCTTCAGTTGTGATAGGTAACTTTAATTGTGGAAGTTCAAAAAAACAATTATTCATTTCACTATTCATTTTCTAATACCATATTCTTAACATCTTCAAAATACATGTCAGGTTCAAAAGAAACTGTGCCTACTATCCTATCAAATTCACAGGCAGTATTGTCTATTTTATGAAATACATTTGTTCTAACTACTGTTGGAACTTCCATACCATAATATTCATCTACCGGTGTCATTTTTTCGTCTTCTAACACACTTTCGTATCCTAGACTTATAACATACTTATTGTCAATATTTATATTCTCATCTATCTTGGCATTTGAATAATTTTGTTTCAGTATATCATATACATCGCTATCTTCTTTCCCCCAAATTAATTTACTTTTAGATAAATCATGATCTGTTAATTTATAATTTATAGCCGCATTACGTCTAAATTTCAATTCGTTACAATGATCAATAAAGTCTTTTGGTGCCATACAAAGATTGTCTGTGCCTTCGTTGTGCCATTGATAATAACCATGTGCTGGAGTATAGAATACAAATATATTGTAAACTGGCAATTTAAAGACCTTTTCAAATTCTTTTTTTAGTTTGGTTAGTACACCGTGTTTCCAAAAAATGTACAAACCTAAACTGTGCTCGTGTATGAGAAAATTGTTTTTGTGATCGCCATTAAATCTTAATGTGTCACCATCAAAGTTTTCATAACTAGAAGAAAATAACTCTTTGGCAAGTTGAAAAGGTTTGGTTACGTCTTTGTGCAATATAGGGTGATAATACATTATCCAATAACAAAGCCAAGAGGTGAATTACCTTCTTCCATGTTGTGGATTCCGGCAATAAGTTGTTCCATTTCTGTGAGTGCTTCTTGTTTAAGTGCATCTCCGTTTAATGTAACTGCTCCGCCAGGCCCTGGTAAGCCTCCTGTAAATTTACTTCTTGCTTCACCTAGCATCATTTTGCTTTGAGCTAAAGCATACGCACTTAACCATTCTGCGGCATAAACATCTTTGATTAATACACTTTCTGGTATAAAATTAAATACTCCCACTGCAATATCTTCAGCATGATTTACATTTCTTAAAATATTTAATTCTTTGGAATTTCTATTAAAAGTAAAATTATATTCGCTACCAAATACTCTGCCAATTGTTTCTTTGTATTGAGCAAAAGCATCGAACACTGCTAAACCACCAACTTGTCCTGCTTGTAACATGTACATGTTATTGAATGCAACATCAAAAGGATCAAAATTTGTACCGCCGCCACTGTTTGTGCCGATGCCTCTTCTGTATAATCTTTTAACATCAATTACTTCACTAGGCAATGTGTATTTTGTAACACCTGCTTGAGTTTGGATGAATATAACACTTTCTTCTACAGCACCCGAACTGAGTTGTCTGTATTTTTGTAAAGATTTATTAATAGCAATGTCATAATGATCTCTGTCTAGTTCGACATCCACCATTCCGTCTGCTAATCTCAATGAGATTTCATCGATAATCTCATCTCTGTTGTTATAACCTATTTGATCTATTCTAGTTGACATACTACTATTTATCACTTTTCGCCGTTAAAAGGCTTTAAGTATGATAGTAGTATTATTGATTCTACCGTTCATTTTAATCTCAACGGCTTTGATGTTATCGAAGGCTTTTTGAAATTTGGTCTTTGCTGTGCCTTTGAATTCTTTGAGTTGTTCTGCGGGTTTTCTCAATGTTTTCTGTATACTGGAAGTAGCATTGAAATCTGTAATACTGGTTCCTTTCACATTT